TTTCTCTGCCAGCGTAAAGGAGACATAAATAACATTGTATGGGCGCAGGTAGACAGACCAAAGGCAAGCGTTTATAAAGCGTTCAGTGTTTATCGGAAGAAGCTGATTAAAAAGGGTATACAGTACGCACAGATAACTACAGACTATGAATTAAAGTTTACCGCTTACATTCATATCCTGGAAGAACTCGACATCGATTATGTTTATGAAGTGTCCGAAGAAAAGCCGAGATACTGCATTGTAGTTAAACTGTTTGAAGATTAAACTGTAACTTATTGAGACGAAAAGGAGTTAATTATTATGGGTTTTGTATCAAATATCATAAGAAATCTTAATCAGTCTCTTAAGAACGCAAGAGGTATTTACACCTCAGACCAGCGTCAGAAAATGCTCGAGCGTATGGCAAAGGATAAGGACATCACAGTAGACAAGATGTTCTCAGAGCGTCATTACGACATCGGACACAAACCGGCTGAATGGCACGAAGACAACATCGGACGCTCTGCGCCTGGAGACACGCTTGCTGCAAATAAGCAGATAAGTTCAACTGCAATCGACAGTGTAAAATATTCACCAAGCACAGAGGAGTGCAAGGTTAAATATAAAAACGGGGACAAATGGTACAACTTTGTTAATATGTCGCCTGAACAATTTGAAACGTATATGATCGCCGGAAGTAAAGGACGATATACGCAACAGATGAGGCAGACAAACCACGACCCGCGTTATCCTAGAACTATTTAGAGCAGAGCAAGGAGTTAAAGATGTTTGAACAGTGGAGAGCAATCCGCAAGGCAAAAAAAGAAGCTGCAAAGAAAGCAAAGGAACTTTACCTGAAAGAGTTGAAACTCGAAAAGGCGAGAAAGGCTTTTTTGAATGAAAACGACAGCCCGAACTTCATTGCAGAAGTGGTAAGAGGTTGTGAGGGAATGCAGAATGTAAAAGTTATTTACATCAAAAAGACCAATGGAACAACAATCACAATCCCGCTCACTTCTGATAACCAGGAAAAACAGAAAGAGCGGGATTGGATAGACTTTGAGTCCCTTACAGACAGTCAAGGTGTAATGAGACTGAAATAAAATTGTGATATGATTATTTTTTATCACGCTGAAATGAGAAAACTCACGAAAGCGTGATTTTTTTTAGGAGGAGAAAATGGCACGAAGTAAAGCAAGTTATATAAACAGGACACCGGAAGAACTGGCAAAACAGACTGCAAAGGCAAGGGAAAAAAGAAGTGAACTTGCAACACAGAGGCAGAGCCTTACGCAGGGAATTACAAAAAGAATAGGTCCTGAAGTACAAAACTATATCCGCGAGAGCCTTTATGCAACAGACGAAAAGTCGAAAAAGTCATATATGATGTTGTTTGTTGACGAGTTTTTGAAAGAAGCCAGAAACGACCCGCAGTCAAGGTGCGGACAGTTGCTTGCCTCATCTATGTTCAACGATAAACTGATTGAAAAACTTGACGAAGCAACAAGCAAGGCAATGGCGCAAGATCGTGAGTTTTCCCGATACAGAATACGCGAGACACTTTTTGATAAACAGCGTGAAGTGTACGACGATAAGGAAAACGAAGAAATTGAGATTATCTGTTCTCGCCGTGCAGGTAAAACAGAACTTAATGCGCGTCTTTTAACAAGTGCCTGCATTGAAGAAAACACACCGTGTCTTTACATCAACCTGACATTCACAAACGCAATCAGCCAGCAATACGGCTTATGCTATGAACTAGCCAAAAATTACAACCTCGGAATTGAAAAGGCGTCAAGTAATGACGGGGAAATTATTTTCAAGAATGGAAGTTCAATAAAATTCCGCGGTAACTCAAACAATGCAGAAGCAGACAAACACCGCGGCAATAAATACAAACTCATTATCATTGACGAAATCGGACATCAGAAAGGCTTGAAATATTTGATTGAAGATGTTTTGACACCTGCACAGAAAGACTTTGTAAAACATCAGATAATCTACACGGGAACACCGCCTAGAGTACCTCACCATTATTCAGAGTGGCTCTGGAACAATCCAAAAGTAAAACACTACCACTGGACAATGAAAGATAACCCGTTTATTCCAAATGCAGATGAAGAAATCAGAAAAGAAGCTGAAAAGCGCGGAATGGGGGCAGACGATACTTACATCAAGCGTGAGTATTTAGGAATTATGGGCGCTTATGATACAGAAAGTCAGGTATATAAAGGTTATCAGACTTTTACCGCCTTACCGCGTGAAAACTTTACACCGACACATATTTTTATCGGTGTGGACTTTGGAGGCGTGGATAACAATGCGGTTGCGTGCTTACTTGCAGACGCTTATACGAAGACCGGATATGTGCCTATGGAGTTTAAGAAAAACAAGATGTCAACTTCTGAAATCTGTTCAAAAATCCTTGAAATGAGAGGCGGTGCTATTGCCCTTGCAAAATCGCTCAATAAGGACTTCAAGGAAGAACATTGTATTGTCATTCCAGATACAAACGAACCTAACACAGTGTTTGAACTTCAAAAGATTTATAATATTCCGAATGTCCAGAAGCCTTACAAGCACGAAATGATGTGGGGTGTTGCACAGTTACAGGAACTTGTAAGAAGCGGAATTATCAAGGTATTACAGGACGGAGAAATTGCAGACGAATTTGAGCAGATACTCTACAAGCGTGATGACGCAACAGGGGCCGTGTTGAATGAACTTGACGATGACCTTTACCACGGAGACCTTGAAGCAGCCTTGCGTTATGCGTCAAGGCACTTCTGCGAGTTGATTTTAGGCAGAACGCAACAGAAGAAAAGTAATTATGTTGACCCGAAGATTGCAACACGACCGCAATACAACACAAACGATGTATCTTATGACGAGGGTGTTATCTGGGACTAAAAATAGAGCGGTAACTTATTTTTATAAAAAGGAGTTACCAAACTATGAACTTTTCAGAAAATACAAACTTATTACCGGGCGGACAGAGTGCAAGCCCGTCAAAGATTAAAGAACTCGACAACAAGATTGACGATTTAGCGCAGACAGTTACAAGCGTTGCAGACAGTGTTGCAGACCTTGCAGACGAAGTTACAACGGAAGAACTGAACGCAACTTCTGCAAACATTACCAATGCAGTAATTGACAATGCAACAGTGGGCACAGAAACCGCAACAGAAGTTAATGCGGATACAGTAAACGCAGACAATCTCAACGCAACAGACGCAGACATTACAAATCTCACGGCGGACGATGTTGAAGCAAACAGTGTTGACGCAGACAACGGATATTTTGGAAGCGTCAACGCTCAGTCATTTACAGGACAGGGCGTAAACATTACCGGAGACATCACCGCCTCTGCCAAGGTACAGGGTAAAACAGTACAGGCAACAGAAAAGATTGTAACACCCGCCCTTGAAAGTACACAGACAGAATTAAAGGGCGCAACAACTGTAAGGGGCGATGTATATTTTCCGGAAACCGGAGACAAGATTTACGGCGAATATCTTGAAGTAGACGCAAACAAGGTTAAGGTAAAATCTCTCACAACAGAAACACCGACAGGCTCAAGTCAGTTAGTAGGATATGACGCAAACGGAAAACTCATTCCTGTTGACGCAGGGCTAGACCCGTCAAACTACTGGGAACTTGTGCCAGGCGACCAGACCGCAATTCAGCCGAAAGACGAAAAGGGTGTAAAACTTACAGACCTTGAAGTTGAAAGCGTTAAAGCAGTAGATGTTACTGTTGGAGACCCCGAACAGGGCATAGGAGGACTCCTTGTAACGGCAGACACTACCTTAAACGGAACTCTTAAAGCCGGTGATACAACTATTATTGGAGATTTGACCGTATCGGACACCGGATACTTTGACACTACCCTCAGAGACACAGAGGTGGACGGAGACCTTACTGTAAACGGGGATATTATCCAGAACGGCAGTGCTTACGAGACACACGCAGAGAAAGTCTACTCAAAGAATGACCTTATCATTACAAGGGACGGGGCAGTATCGGGGCTTTCTACAGGTGAATTCACGGGTATTCAGGCAGAAAAATACGACGGAACAAATGACGGACAGTTAGTATTTGACAAGGACGGAGAGGCAAGAGTGGGAGATGTCGGAGACACTGAACCGCTTATGACACGCGACGAACTTGCAGATATGACAGACGGAAGTCTTTTGAAATGGGACGGGGTAAATAAAAAAGCGGTATGCGGAAAGAGTGCCGATATTATCCCGTCAGACGCAAGCACAAGCAACAAACTTATAACAACCGACGCATTAGATGAGGCTTTAGCAAAATATCCAAATGCAAAGTATTATTCTACTATACAAACACAAGATTTGAATTGTAACAACATAGAAGATAGGGTTGCATTGGTAACACCGAGTACAGGATATGCAAGTTTAAATTATCCTGCCGGAGAATTGTTATTTATAATGACATCAAAAAATAGTGGAGGAGACGGTTTTCAAAAGGCTATCTCCTGGGCTTCTCAAAGAGAGTGGAACAGAACTTTGCAAAATGGAGTATGGGGAAGTTGGTGCGAATTAGCAATAAAAAGCGATTTAACAAGTTATGCAAAAAAGGTAATTATTAGTACAAGTCAAACCACGCTCGCAGAGTTGCTGTCTTCTGCCACCGCACAAATGGACGCAAACCAACCTTATGTATGTAAACTTGAGGGACAAGGAACAGGAGTGTATACGGGCACTATATTAACACTCGAAAAAAGTGCAAGCCCTAGTTACGCAATGGCACTTATTATCAGAGCCGACAGCACAACACTTAGATGTACCTGTGCAAGCGGAACTTGGACAATAACGGAGATAACACAAAACCAGACACTCCCGGGATATACTAAATTAACCGCCTCTGGAAGCACAAGCATAAATTTAAGCAATATAACATTTAATGAACTTGTGGTTGAAGTAGAAGGCTATTTAAACAGTAATTACACATTTAATATATTGAAAGATATGTTAACTACAAGTAACAAATCTTTTTATAGTGGTTGTTATGCAAGTACAACCAGTAATTCATCTTGTAGAATAGAGGTTAGTACAACATCAATAAAATTGGCTGCTTTGATTATTTATACTGGAAATGGTCATACAAATGTAACAGCAGACTCGACACTAAACGTATATTACCGTTAAACACACGGCCCCGCACACGCGGGGCTTTTTTATTCCTATAACTTATTGAAACGAGGAGTTATAAAAGCAAATGGAAACAACAGACTTCAAAAAAGCGGTAAACGAACTTAAGACCCTTAACGCTCAACGCATTGTTAAGTATTACCGTAACCGCTCTCTATATGAAAGTACACCGCGACTGAACATCGAAAACATCAAAAACCCGAATGTCGTAGGATATTACAACAACATCAACGAATTAAACGAAGATACAACGGCAACACCGAACCTGAATGTAATTAAGTCGTGTATCGACACACTCTCAAGTAAGATTGCACAGTCAAAGGTAAGACCGTTCTTTAACTGTGTAAACGGCTCATTTAAGGACATTCAGACAGTAAAATCTGCACAGCAATTCTTTGACCAATATTACGACGCAGAAGATGTAAACAAGAAAGTGTCCGAAGCCTTTAGAGACGCCTGTATCTTTGAAAACGGTTACATTTTTATCGACGTGGACAGTAAGAAAATTGACAAGGCTTTACCGTGGCAGGTTTATGAAAGACCGTCGGAACTTTCTTACGGCAAAGTTACACGCACTTATTATGAGCGAAAAGACTATCCGATAACTCTTTTACCCGCAAAAGTCTTTAACGCAATTAAAGAAAAAATAGGACTTGCTGAATACGTTACTTATGGACTTTATTTTGACACTGTAAACAAAGTCAAAGTGTATTATGTCCCGGAATATGACTACATTCTGGAAGAAAGTTTTGAAGCAGAGCGTACACCATTTATCCGCATTTACTATAACTGTCCTGTATCGGGTAACACTTCAAACTCAGTGGTTGATATGCTTTATACCATTCAACTTGAAATCAACACCCTTATGAACAAAATTAAGGACGCTTCACAGTTGAACATCGCTATGACATATTTAATTCCAAAAGGCAGCGGACTTAAAACAGGACAGTTAAACAACCGTATCGGAAATATTATCGAATATGAACCGACAAGCAATATGACAGGCTCACCTGTTACTGTTTCAACTCCGTCATTCATTGACCCTCAGTATATGGCACTTTTGAATGAACTTATCGCAAAGGCTTACGAACTTGTCGGTATTTCAGCATTATCTGCACAGAGCAAAAAGCCTACAGGCTTGAACTCCGGTATTGCACTTTCAACAATGGAAGATGTAGAGAGCGAGCGTTTTGAAACACAGTTGAACCAGGTAATAAAAAGTTATGTTGACATTGCACGGACCTGTCTTGAAGTATTCCCGAAAAACGAAGACATCTTGCCGGAAGTAACTACAAGAATGACGATTAAGTGGGGAGACATTGTAGAAGAAAGCAAGAAAATGCAGATACAATTCTCAAGCGCAGACGCACTTTCAAAAGACCCTAGCCAGAAGTTACAGCAGTTAATTGCACTTGCTCAGGCAGGTGTTATCCCTCAGAGCCGTATTTCACAGTTTATGGAAATACCTGACTTACAGGGCGGATACTCTATCGCAAACAATGCAATCAATGCGGTAATGAGTATCATTCAGGACTGTGTAAACAATGACGTATTTGATATTCCTGAATATATCCCTCTGTCATTGTTGGAAGACGAAATCCTTAACACTCAGTTAAGTTTACGCGCTGCAAACTATGAGATGAACAGAGAGAGCATTGCAAAACTTTCAACGCTTTATTCTATGTGTATCGACAAGGAAAAGAGCCTTGCAGAAGAAGCACAGAAAGACGCAATGGCAGAGCAGATTGGCGAAATGGCAATGCAGGGAACAGTGGACGCTGGCCTTACCGACGCAACAAATGAGATAATGGGCGGTGAAGAAGCACAGCCAGGAGCAGAAACACCGCAGAATGTTGACCTTTCTGCAACAGAACAATAGGTTATAAAATCATTTAAGGAGGATAAAAAAATGATTAAAAATATTATGAAAAATATCGGTGTAAAACCGGCAGAAGTAAAAAAACAAACCAATTTTGACCGCTCAAAACTCAAAGAATTACAGAAGTGGTTACCCGCTGAAAAATACAAAGAATATGTAGACTACATCAAAAAAAATCACGATTTTGATGAAAGTTTTACCCCGGAAGATGTAGAAGAAACTTTAGGGGGTGAAAACTTCTATTCTGACATAATCAAGGCAATGCCTACTGAAAAAGTAAAAAGTTTTGAAAGTGATTATGCCAGACTTTTTGAAGACGAAGAAAAATAAATATTTGACAATCGGGAAATCTTGTCTTATATTTTAATTATTCCTTATCCGTTATCGGTTATAACAAAGGGCAACCCATTAAACGTGTCGTTGGCACGGGGTTGCCTATTTTTTTTGTCCTCAGGCGCTCGCTAAACGCTCGCTACACGCTCGTATCTTCGTTTAGAGCGTTCTTTTTAATTTAATCGACAAATTACCCTATTTTCTCTAAAACATCGCTAAAAATGCCCTTTACGTGCGTATATGAGCCGATTTTAGGACAGAAAACTTTTTGCTCTAACTTATTTTAGTAGGAGGTAAAAATGGACGAAACCGAACTTGTTGAAGTTTTGCAGTCATACAAAGACGCTATCGGACTTCTCGAAGAAAAGTTTAATGCTTTCTCCGAAGAAATCGGACACGTCAGAGAAGAATTGCAGGCTCGAATTGAAAGTCTCGAAGATACAGTCATTAACGGAATTATCAACCCTGCACACGAAGCAGCCGAAAAAGCAGCTTACGACAGAGACCTTGAAGATTTTAAAGGCAGATATTCCGAAAAAATTGACCCGTATCTGGACAAAATCAAGGCAGTAGAGGGAGATGATTTTGACATCTACAAAACCGCCTTTGACGGTTACAAAGAGTACAAAGACGCCAATGGCGACAAGGCTCTTGATGAAGTTGGATATGTTGACGAACTTCTTTCCGGTATTGCTTCACAGCTCGATAAGGTTAAAGAACTTATCAACGCAGAAAATGTTGAAGTAAAACAGGACGAAGACGGAAACACTGAACTTAAAGCAGACGGCGAAACTGTTGCAGAGGAAGAAAAGACAGAAACTCCGGAAGACACAACAGAAGAACCGCTCGGCGAACCGGCTGAACTTTCAGAAGACGAGATGAAAAAACTCGAAGAAGAAATGAAAGCAGAGGGGCTTGTATAAGCCTTAAAAAACAAAACAAATTAAAAAGGAGAAAATAAATTATGGCATTGAATTCTAATGTTTTGGCAATGTTGAAGATTTACTACAAAGACAAAGTTGAAAATCTTCTTTTCCGCAATTCCCCTGTATTCTCAAAAATCACAAAAGAACGCATTGAGGGAAAATCAGCAAACTTTGCAGCTCTTGCAGGTTTTTCTGGCGGTGTTGGTGGCGACTATGCAAAGGCTCTTTCTTACGCAAATGAAGTAGGAACTTGCGCACAGTGGTCAGTAGAACCAGGTCAGGTTTTCGGCGTTGTTGCATTTAACAACAAAGAAGTACTTGCTTCAAAAACAAACAAAGGCGCATTTATCCGCACAGCAGACGCTAAGATGTTTACATCTTTTGACGCTGTTAAAAAGGTACTTGCAACAGCCCTTTATGGTCGTGGATATGGTGAAATCTGTGCAACAGGTTACACAACCGCAATCACTGCAAACACACCGTTTGAAATCTCAGGTCTTCCTGAATTTGCAATGATGACTATTGTGCCGGGTATGGTGCTTGAACTGAAATCATCAATCACAGACACAACACCAAATGCAAAACTTACTGTAAACTCTGTAAACGGAACTACAGTAAATGTTACTTCTGATACATCAGTATCAACTCCTCTTGCAACAGATATTCTCTGTATTGCAAACGCAATGGACGCAAACGGCAACCCACTTCTTCCAATGGGACTTGCTGGCTGGCTTCCAAACGTACACGGACGCGCTGACACAGGCTCAGGAACAACTGAATGGTCAACTTACATTGCAAAGACCTTTATGGGTGTAAACCGCTCTGTAAACGCTGACGCACTGGCAGGTGCTTACGTTCAGGGTGGCTCAAGCGATACTTACGCAACAACTGTAACTGCACTTGTTCGTAAA